CTTGATGACCAACGAGGACTGATCGAGGTTATCAAAGACAAAGTAAGCTACATCAGGGAGCAGGCCATTGCTTTGTCCATCAATATCAATACGCCAGTTGATTATTTTTGGACAATGCCCTATCCGGAGCTGCAAGAGTTTATCCGTGCTTACAATAAGGTGGTGAGCAGAGATGGCCAATAGACGTACATTGTATGATTTTTCGCTGGTGATAGGCGCCCGCATGGATAATCGCTTTAGCCGGGTGGTAGATACAGCCGCAGACAATGTCAATCGCGTCGGCGAGAGGCTGGAGAAGTCGTTTGATGGAGCCTGCGGCAAAGCCATAAAAGGATTGAGCGGTGTAGGAGCGGCTATCGGTGGGCTGGCGGCTAAAACAGCCATAGAGATGGACGGCGAAAATCGTAAGCTGCAAGCACAGCTTGGCGCTACAAATGATGAGATGGCATCCATTAGGGAGGCCAGCGAGGCAGTATTTAAGACGGGCATGGTCGATGACATCTCTGAGGCCAACAATATTATGTTAGAGTTGACCAGGACCATGGAGGGCCTAAGTGACCAAGACAAAATGACGATTGGCCAACGAGTAGCGACTCTTGATTTGACCTATGATACTGACGCGGCCGAAATTGCCCGCGCCGCGGACTCCATCATGAAAAATTTTGGAGCATCAGCAGAGGAGGCCATGGACTACATTGGATGGGGTATGCAAAACAATCTGGACTTTTCCGGGGAGTTTTTAGACACCATCAATGAGTACGGACCTCAATTTAGAGATGCGGGCTACTCGGCTCAAGAGATGTTTGCGATCTTAAAAAGCGGCACGGAAGGCGGAGCCTGGAATCTGGATAAGGTAGGGGATGCCGCCAAAGAGTTTGGGCTGCGAATCAAGGATGGCTCAAAGTCAACAGAGGAGGCCATGCAATCCCTGTCCCAAGGGACACGATCTATTTACAAAGATATGCTCAATGGATCAGCATCAACATCAGATGCCATGGGGGCCATTGTCCAAGACCTATCCTCCATGGAGGATCAGACAGAAGCATTTAGGCTGGCACAGTCATTATTTGGCACCATGTCTGAGGATCTGACGATGGACACCCTATATAATCTGTACGATATTGGCGCTGAGACAGTAGAGGTAACAGGTACGGTCCAACAGATGGCAGATGTCTTACAGCAAGGTGTTGGGCTGCGTGCCAAAGCGGCGCTCCACGAGGGCAAATTAGCCTTTACGGATCTGGGCAAAGAGATACTAACGGTGGCCATGCCAGCTATCGAGGGTATTATGGGTGCTGCCAGTGATGCAAGCCAGTGGTTTATTGGATTGGATGATAATACCAAAAAGATGATTGTCACTATTGGAGGAGTTGTGACGGCCGTAGGGCCGGCAATATTGGCAATCAATGGTGTAGGCAAAGCCTTAACAATTACTGCCGGAGCGTTAAAAGGCGTAGGGACGGCAGCAAAAGTGTTAAAACTCGGCGTTGTAGCACTTAAAAGCCCAATACTCTGGGCGGTGGTTGGTTTTGGATTATTAATTGCAGGGGCTGCATATGTGGCGACACATATTGATGAGCTGCAAGAGAGATTTAACCATTTAAAGCAGGGTGTAGGCGATGCAATATCAGGCGTCAAAGACAGCATTGTTGGAGGCATAGGATCTGCTGTGGATATGGCCAAATCAAGCCTGAGTAATCTAGGTGAGACGGTAGGCGGATTTTTAAAAGCGCCAGTCAATGCGGGCATTGGCCTGATCAATAAGGCCATCGGTAGCGTTAATGAGTTGTCCTTTGACGTGCCGGACTGGGTGCCGGGATTAGGCGGTAAGCATTTGGGCTTTGACATATCGCCAATAACGCCATTAGCCACAGGCGGCATAGTTACAAGGCCGACAATGGCCCTGATTGGAGAGGGACAGGAGAGCGAGGCCGTGTTGCCGCTGTCAAAGCTGCAAAACATGCTTAATAATGGCAGCGGATCAAGTTGGCCGAGTGTAAGCATTACAGTACATGTTGAGGGAGGCAGCAATCCAGAGCAAACCGGATTGAGGATTGCAGATGTTGTCAAGCGAGAGATCGCCAACTACATGCACCAACAAAAGCGATTGAGTCTTGGAGGAGCAAAATGATTTATACAACTAAGAGTGGCGATACCTGGGATGGTATCGCCTTTGCGTTATATGGAGATGAGCAGCGAGCTGAGACATTGATCAACGCCAATACGACGTACATTGATATGGTGATTTTTCCGGGCGGGATAGATTTGCAGGTTCCGGAGGCTAAGGAGCTGCCGGATCTGCAAAAATTGCCGCCATGGAGGAGAGGCTGATGATAACACGGCGCGCCAAGCTTATCATCACATATGAGGGCACAGATATAACGGCAGATATTGCTGACGATCTCCTAAGCTTTACACATAATGACAATGCCAGCCAGACGGCAGATGATATATCCATTACCCTTAAGGATGAGACGGGTAAATGGATTGGCGATTGGTTTCCGGGCAAAGGAGACAAGATTAAGGCGGCAATAGTCACCCAAAATTGGGGGAGTGATGGAGAGAGCAAGCGGTTGGATCTCGGGACTTTTATTGTTGATGAGCCGACTTATAGCTTATCGCCAAGCCAGTTGAGTATAAACGCCACATCCATCCCGAGCAACGCTAATTTTGCAGATTCGCCAGTTAGCAAGGCGTGGAACAAAATAACACTGCAAAACTTGGCTGGCCAGATTGCTAAAAAACACGGCCTGACACTGATGTTTGATAGCAGTATGGATCCAAAGATTGAGAGAGTGGATCAAAATGAGCAGTCGGATATGACGTTTTTGTCTGAGCAAATCAAAAAATATGGGCTGGCCTATAAAATATCCAGTGAGACCATCATCATTTACAGCCCCGCTGAGTATGAGCAAAAATCACCGATCATGACCATCAAACGAGATAGCGGGGTGGTGATCAGCGGATCGCTCAAAGCGGAGCCGGTTTATACCGGCGTCAAAGTGGTATATACGCCGCCTAAAACTGGCAAAAAAATAAGCGTCACGTTTGGCACAGAGGAAAAGCTTTATACACTAAACAAATCAGCAGCAAGTCAGGCCGAAGCGGAGCAGATGGCCAAAGGTCAGCTGCGCGAGCTTAACCAAAGGGGTTATACAGCAGACCTGGTAGCAGTGGGGACTACAGATATTGTGGCCGGAGTGGTTATCGCCTTGGAAGGGTTTGGCAAGTTTGATGGCAAGTACTTCGTGGATAAGGTATCACAAAGCTTGCCTAATTTTACAGTGAGCATATCGGCGCATAAAGTTCTGGAGGGGGGATATTGATGATCAAGACGGGCAAGGTCAGCAGCATAAACCGTAAAGATGGCACTGTGCAGGTTGTTTTTGGAGATCAAGACGATATGGTCAGCGCGGATCTCCCCATGTTATCCCACCTCTATGACATGCCAGATCCAGATGATCAGGTGCTTTGTATTTTTGCAGACAATGCCAGCCAGCAGGGATTTTGCCTAGGACGTTTTTACTGTGACGCCATCCCGGGAGCCGACGAGGAGGTTGTGCGCTGGAGAGCAGTCAAAGACAAAGATGATAGTTTTGTCGAGTGGGACGCAAACGGTAATCTCAATGTCAAAAACAGTAAAGCAGATATGACCATTGACACCAAAGGCAAGGTTATCATCAAGCAAGCCGCTGCTATCGAGATTACGACAGCAGCGGATGTCAAAATAACTTGTGCAACATTAAGCGTATCTGGAGATGTGGATATCAAAGGCAGTATCCATGCCAGCGGGAGTATCATGGATGATGGCGGCAACACCAACCACCATGCACATTAAGAGGTGATAGGATGATTGGGAGCTTTGGAGATGTAGTATTTGAGGCATCAAGCAACAAGGTCTTGACGCCGTCTGGCATTAGCAGAGATACGTCAAGTCGTTGGACAAATCATGAGGTCATAGCCAAAAAGCCAATCAGTGAGTTTGTGGGGCCTGGGCTGGATATCATGAGTATGACAATCATCTTGGATGCTGGATTTGGCGTTGATCCAAAGGCGTTTATGGATAAATTGCTGGATTACTGCCGTAAAGGCGAGGCGTATACGCTGATAATAGGCACTGCTGTAGGAGTGGATAAATGGGTAATTACTCAGGTCAGCCAAATGTGGGACATCGTAGACAAAAATGGCAAGGTGATCAATGGCAAAGTTGATGTGACCTTTACAGAGTATTTGACAACAGCTTGGGGGTGATGCTTTGATTACGATTCAGGGGGAGGCGCCAGAGGATGTCATAGAGAGACTTTATGTATTGCTATCTACGCCTAAAGGCG